GTGTCATCTTGTTAGAGACTGCATCGTCAATCGTTCCTGTAGTACCGATCCTAAAATGGGCATTCACCAATCGATTCATTATCGTGGTTAGCGATTTAGCTTTGAAGGTATGAGCTTCATCCCCTATTACCATACCATAGTGGGTAAACCACGACTGAGGTAGTTTAATAGCGCTTTGCCATGTGGTGACAACTACAGCCGCGTCAAAGTTTATTTTTTCCTTCCCGGAATATATTCTATGGACATCTTCTTCAACATCGAACGAACTGTCCTGCCACGAATAAGACTCGAAGTCCTTGTACATTTGCTCAACTAAAGAAGTAGTTGGAACAACGACCAACACTTTCTTGTCCATTTCGTGGCTTAAATAGTGCCGCATCATCATATAGATAATTAGCGACTTCCCCGATCCAGTCGGTGAAATTAGTATGGCTCTCTTGTTTTGTACTCCGTGCACAAATGCGTCAAGTTGATAATCTCTTGGCTTTATTAGCTTGTCTTTCAGGCTAATCGGAGATTCTTCTATAAATTTTTCAAGATCTGCTCTTTCGTAAAAACTGTGGTTTTTTAAGGCCTCATCGTACACCAGTTTGTAGCCTCTCTCATAACAAAATTCAGCGACTCTTTTCATCAAACCATAAGGAATAGTTTGAGATCTTGAATCGTACAAACGAATTTTACCGTCCCATAATTTGTTTCTATAGGCCGGCATAAACTTATAACCTTCTGCGAAGAAGGTAAAGTATTCACTAAGCTCCATTAGTATACCAGAATCATCTGACCTAAGGAGTACTTTAGTTTCGTCTTTTTTATACGCTGTCAGCATTACATGCCCGAGGTGAATTTCTTAAAGTCTAATATGTTCTTTATATGGGTATGCCTCCATCGAATGTTGCCCATAATTTCTTCAAGCGTTTCGATAATGGCTTTCTGGTAATCGGTCTGCGCCTTAATTCTAACAAGATCTTCATCAGTGGAATAATACATATCCATATCGGATTTCATAGGTTTACTCATACCGTCAAATGGATCATATTTCCACTCGCGTTTGTCCATATCATCCTTGGTCATTTTCCCGGTGTAATACAGCCACTTATCTTTTTTCATAGATCCATACTCCATTTCCTTTTTCTTAAGCATTAGTTTTGCCATAGAAAAAAGCTCTAAGTATTTGGCGTGCAATTTAGAAGATTTTACCGTTTCATCATCAAGGCATACGTCATCAATAACTGCATCCTTTTTCCACATAACTAAAATATTGTTCAAATCCATCATATAGTATTATTTATTCTTATTTTATAATTAGAAATTCATCGTATCTAAACGATACATCAGCTTGTGCATATTCAACATCATTTGATTGTACATTAAAATCTACACCACTTAAAGAAATAGGGAACGCATTCTTAAACTGAAATTGCTTATTGACAATATTATGGCTTGTCATTACAGAAAGAATCATATCAGAGACTTCATGCTTTTCGGTATTTTCCTTTAGCCAATTGTATATTTCTGTGTAGTTCTTCATATCCTCATCAATAGCAAACCTCAAATTTAGGCCTCCAAACTGTCTTGTTTCACTTGTTTGATAAGAAATTCCTCCTCTAAAATTCATTTGGACTTCACCCGAAGTTACTTCAGGCAGCGCAAAGCTTGTTATAAAGTATTCGGTATTAGCGTATTTTTGCCGATTAATCGTAAGTCTAAACCCCACTGGAGAAAGAAGATTGGTGTTAGCAGTTAAATTATTCTGAGCCATAATGATATTTATACAAAAAAGAGGGCCCCCTTTCGAGGGCCCTCTTTAATTTAGGTTTTTAAACTCTACTAGCTTTGTCCACCAACGTTAATGTTCTTAACGCGGAAGGTACGATAGTAAGGGTTAGTATTGACAGCGCCAATTCCATCAACTGTTCCAGTGATTGGGTTAGCAACAAGACCGTAACGGGTCTTGAAGGCAATCTTAGGCTGGAAGCTGTTCTCTCCAATAGCGCGAACCATTGTGAGGGGCACGTATGGTGCGTAGAACATACCAGCGTCATAAGGGGAAGATCCCTTATAACCAACAGTAGCGTAGTCAGTCGAAGAATAAGGATCAATATAGACCTTAAGACGTCCGTTGAGGGTACCAGCAAATGTATTACCAGCAGCATCAACAGCAATTTCACCTTCACCACCGAAGGTAAGCTTACCAGCAGCTGCAAGAGCAGAAGCAACGTTGCTTGAGCAGATAACAAAGTTACCTTTTCCACGACGTGTAGCAGTAGCAATTGCGTTAGCCTCTTGCTCGATCTGGAAGATCAAGGACTGGAACTTCTCAACAGCCCAACGGCCGTCAGCATCAGCAACAAGGTCAAATGCCTCAGTTGCGCCAACTCCACCCTTCTTACCAGTAAGAACGATGCTACGAATCACCTCACGGTTGATTTCAGCAAGGATCTCACCCGAAAGGATGTTAGCAAGCTCGGACTCAGCGTCAAGGCCGTGAACGGCTTTGAGGTCTTGTGCAAGCTCCATAGAGTACTCAGCCTTAAGCTGACGAGTCTTAGCAGTAACAGTCGACTTTTCGATAGTGAATCCCATTTCACCCATTTGCGATGCAACTTCACCAGTAGCAGTAACAATACCACCACCGGCTGTAACACCAGATTCAGGAGAATCAAAGAGTCCGCCAGCATGAGCAGCGCCACCAACTCCAGAGAAGTCTGTGTCAGCCTCGTTGAAGAGAGCTTCAGGCTGAGCTGCGCTAGGAGCACCAGTGATTGCATTACCGTTGCCATATTTAGCCTTCATTGCGAAGATGAGGCCGGTAGGTCCGCTCATAGGCTGGACACCTGCAACATCATATGCAATAAGGTTAGGCATTGCACGACGAACCAGTGAGATAAGCACTGGGTCAGGACTAGCAATTGCTCCGGTACCTTGGTTGGCATCAGCCTCGCTCAGCACACCGAATGAGGATGCTTGTGACTGTTCACGCATAGCAATCTCGGTATTCTCGAGAAGTTTAGCGGTAACAGCTTTACGATAGTTGTCTTTGATCGGGGGAGCGTCAGCGTGTTCAAGCACTGGGCCCCATTTTTGGATTTCTTTTTCTGCGTTTAGCATAATAGTTTGTCTTTCTTTTGTTGTTTGGTTTGGTTATTTGAAGCGAGAGAGAGTTGAAACATAGCGTTTCATGTCACCTGATAGATTGCTACTAGGATCAAGTTCTCCCTCGACGATTGTTTTTACGTTAGATGAATCAATTGATTCAGTGATGACTTCTTCTTTCGAAGAATCAGAATTAGAGAAGAATCCTTCTTTAATTGTAGCTACCTTAGATGCAAAGGTATCTGCATCTACGAAGTCAACCTCTTCAATGATAGAAGAGAGTTTAGCGACTTGTGTGGAAGCCAAATCAGCAGTTGCTTCAGAGAGAATCTTTTCACGATGAAGACTTTCAACTTCTTCAGTGAGAATTACATTCTTTCCTTGAACTCCTGCGAGGGACTCCTTAACAGAAGTAACTTCATCAGAAAGCTGATCAACAAGATCAACCTTAGAATCAGGTACTTCGATGTAGTGTTCAGTGAACACACCTTGAAGAGCCTTCATGAAGTTTTCTGCGATCTCAGTGCGTAGCTTGTTGTCGACAAACTCTTGGTTTTCTCCGATCCAACTTTCGACTACATAAGAAAGATAATCATCAATCTTAGTAACGAGAGACTCACGGATGTAGCCAACTTCTTCTTGAAGATCATTATCATATTGAGCTTCAAGAGATTCTTTGATCTCGACAACACGGTTTGCAACAGCACCTTCGAACAGTGTACCAACCTTAGCTTTAAAGCTTTCAGTCAATTCTTGTTCAGAGTCAGCAAGGATTTTAAGATCTTCAACATAGCTTTCGATCTCTTTTTCCTCTTGTACATCACCACAAGAATCTTGGATAGCCTTATAAGAGGCTGTCAGCTGTTCTTTTTGCATAGTCTTAAGTTGACCGTACATTGCGTTGATAATATCTGCCTTCGTTTTTGGCACTTCTACTTCGCCTCCATCTTCACTCACATTAATACCTTTATAAGCATTAACGAGTTGTGATTTCTTCATGGACTTAAGAGCGTCA